GTGAGCAAAAACAGCTGGGCACTTGGGAAGACGGCTTCTTTATTACCAAAGGAGGTTTTATAGGTCAGGCTCTTGGTATGGGACAAAATACGCGTGGGCTTCGTGTGAAAAACAAACGCCCCACCTTTATCGTGGCTGACGACTTGGAAGATAAGGAGATTAACAAGAACCCACGCCGACAAGAGGAGGTGGTAAAGTGGATAGTTACTGCTCTTATTCCTACTATGGACGGCAAGTATCGCCGCTTTGTGCAGGCAAACAACCGCTTTGCCCCTGTAATGATACAAACGATGCTACAGGACAAGCACCCTAAGTGGAAGGTGCACCAAGTGAATGCTTATGACCCTGTAACATACGCTCCCACGTGGGTGGGTAAATATGATGATACCTACTTCTATGAGTTGGTGTATGGTGCAGACGGCATAGGTGAATTAGCTGCTAATGCCGAATATAACAACAGTCCTTACATTGAGGGAGTGATATTCAAAGAGGAGCAATTCCAATGGGTAAAACTCCCCCAACTTCGTACTATGGAGTACATCATCGGGCATTGGGATATTGCCTACGCGGGCAATGCTACCAGCGACTACAATGCCGTAGTGGTAGAGGGTATTAAAGAACGTAAGTTCTATGTGATTGATACCTTTTGTAGGCAGACGAAAATGCGGGCAGCTTTGGAATGGATGTGTCAGTTTCAAAAACATCTACCTGCAGGGGTAGTGGTGCACTGGCAGTATGAAGCGCAGTTTTGGAATGACGAGGTGCAACGTACTATTCGAGAGGTGGAAAAGGAAACAGGCATTACCCTCAACCTTACCAAGCGCACCTTGAATAGGACTCGTAAGATAGACCGTATTATGAGTATGCAGCCTTACTATCAGAATGGGCGTGTCTTCTACAATGAAGCCCTCAAGGGCTCAGTAGATATGCAAACAGGTACTGGGCAACTCAAGAGTATAGAACCCCAGTACAAAACTCACGACGACTGGCCTGATGCCCACCAAATCTGTACTACCGACCTGGAAGCCTATATGCCTAACAATAGCTTTAAAGTGCTAATGGGCAAAATGAAAACCTTTAATCGCTGGTAGCAAGTAGCACTTGCAAGCAGTGTGAGCCGCACAGGCAATTAATAACTAATGATTATGTATTATATAAGAAAAGAAAACCTTATTTCCAAAGCCTTCGAGCGGGCAATTGATGAGAGTAGCAAGGACTTTGAACAAGCCCTCACTGATAGCGAAGCCGAACATATCGCTATTTTTAAAACGCTTTTAAAACGCTTTTACGATGTAGAGAAAATATTTAACCCTAATGCTCCTATTTATAACGATTTATTAGGGCGTATGCTTACCTTCTTGGTGTTACACGATGTTTTCTCACGTAACGCCTACCGCAAGTATAACCCTAATAGTAATACCGAAAAACAAAAGGAATGGGCTGAAGCACTCTTGGACAAGTTATCTAAGGGTATTTATATATTGGAGGACTTGCCCAAACCTCCTGCCAATGAGCAAAAGGGAAGCTCGGCTCGCTTCCTCTATGGTAACCTTACTAACAACGACTTTTATATCTAATAACCAATGAATATCTTACAAAAAGCCTATAACCGTGTACAAGCCTACTTTGTAGCCAGTGCCCCCTTTGCTATGCTCAAAATGGCATTAGCAGGACGCACCAATACTGCCGCTTCGCAATACATAAGCTACCAAGCCAAAATGTTGCGAGTGGAAACCCTTAACGATTGGAAAATGGGAGTAATGCTCGCTACCAACCCCGACAACCCCGAAAAGCTAAAGCTACGCCAACTATACGACAACTTAGAGCAGGACAACCATCTGGGCTCAGTCATTGAAAGCCGTATCGCCAAAACACAACAGTCACCTTTTCGATTGGTGAACACTAAGAAAGAACGTAACGAGGACGCTAAAGAGCTTTTGGAAACGATGTGGTTTCAGGAATTTATAAAGCTTGTACTGATGAGTAAGTTTCAAGGTACTACCCTTATTGAGCTATTCAATACCGATGAGAAAGG